CAAATGTATTCATTGGCAGATATTCGGCTGCCGTCACTGGCGCAGGAAGCGCCTTAGGCGTTCCGAATACAAATTCACGCAATCCCATGTCCGAATTGTCGCGCTCTTATATGCCTAGCCGATTAAAATATCAACTTCCGTCTCTTGGCGTGTCGCAAAGTGTGTCACTAGAGCTGCTGCGACTGTGGCACAGACTGCGACCTTTGATGCTCGCCGACCTATGACCCATGCGCCATCGCCATAAGGCAATTTTGAAGCTGAGAGAATTTGCTTTGTGAATTCGGGCTGACCTTTATGGCGCAGGCGATTAGAGACCACAGCCGAAAGCAATTGATCACAGCTCATCGCATATTCAACGCCGTCAATGTCTGTGGTCGCAATACCTGCTGGAGATAGGCGCATTGCCACAGCTGAAGCAGTGCGCTTGGAATAGACCACAGATTCCAGCCCTGTGAAGCGCCTAGCATAAGGCGCGATGTCATTGGCGATGGTCTTATCGTCTAGCGAGACAGGATTGTGCCAAGTGTGGAGAAGCTGGACAAAGAACCTTTCATCGTCAATTCTTTGAGCTGCAACCAGAGCTCCATGACGGCGATCAGGGCTAAGGTCTATCCCTAGCCATGTGGTCTTGCCTTCGTCCAGCTTCAACAATGTGTCCTCGCAGTCTGCCCATTCTTGCGTAGGAATTGCAGGATTGATTGAATCGACCCAGCGACATAAGACCTCGGTGCGAAAGACATCTGGCGCATCGTGTGTTGCCGATGCAATGTTGTCGATGTGAATAGTGCGACCCATTGACGGATTTGCATGCTTCCAATTCTCTAGATTGTGTATGTCATCGGTCGGAGCGCTCCATTCAAAGTAGCCGATGTCATCTGTGCCTGATCCTGCCGATGCCTGCAAGCCGCGCTCTCTCAGTTGATTAAGAATTACAGAATGGCTATCACCTGCATTCGATAAAGTCCAGACTTGCGGATTTTTAGCCGCCATCATTGTGTATTTCATAGATGACCACGCATCTAGGTCTTTGTGCTCTCTTAGCTCGTCCATAAAGACCGTCTCTGGCTTAGAAATACCGCGCGCGGCGCTATTGGCAGCCTTAACCATATAGCGCGAGCCATGAATCGTCTCGACTTCTTCCGATCCATGCGCCCAGCGAATCTTCTTGACCTGTTTAGCAAGCTCATCATTGCCTTCGATGATATTGACTAGATGCCTAAAAGTCTCTAGCGATGTCGTAAGCCTATGAGCTGAGCCAATTTGCAGTGAATCTTTCTGCACAAATAGACCCCAGAGAATTCTTGAAATCATAAGTGTGCTCTTACCATTCTGCCTCGCTACGACCGCGCAAATCAGTGGGAAGTGGAATCTGCCATCGCGCTTGACTCTCATTGCCTGCACTGCGAGATATTTCTGCCAGCCCATAAGCTCTAGACCGCATTGAGCACTGAAATCAATCAATTCCCAGCCTCTTGAGCGCAGATTTGGGACTTTAGATTGGATTCTTGGCTTCATATAGCCAAGTTCCACACCTCCTAATCCCGATGCGCCCTGAATCAAGCGAAGGTCAGCCATGTGATACCGATTCAGTCTGAGCTTGGCTTGAACTGGTTTGGTCTGCTCGGTTTCGTGGTGAAATTAAACCATGCGGGGTCGGTGGTGTCCTATCGCTTAAAAAAAAGCCCCTATGTGATTTATTTCTTCCAATGTTGCAGTTATTGCACAAAACACGCAAGTTGTCTAGATGATCTGTGCCGCCCTTAGATCGCTCAACTATATGATCAATGGTTAAGTTCTCTTCAGCTAGACAGGTTGAGCAGTAGCGACCATCTCTCTTGAATACCATCTCTCTAATCTTGCGCCACTGTGATGTGCTACCTGTCTTGCGCAGTGATGATGACACTAATACCAGCCTCTCTTGTATGATGATGCTAAAGCGCCATCACATATCTGTCCATCATATCTAGCATCAATATATTTAAGTGTAGCTCTTATCTGTTGTCTAGGTGTAAGGTCTCTATACCAAGTAGATCGCATCTGTCCTAGTCCATAGTGTGAGCCATTAACAGCCCAATATCTCCATGATGATTCTCTATGTATAAGCTCTACAAAGCACACAAATTCATTCCAATCATCTATCAAATTATGTGCATATAGTTTTAGATTCATGTGATGATTAGCATTTGCGTTAGCTGGTGTATGTATAGGTGCGAGAGCCGCAAAGGCTAAGAGCATAGAGAGCCCCCCGATGCGTTTGCTTAGCGAGCTAACACGCGAAGCGGCTCGCGCAAGCCCTCGGAGCATACCCACCTTGTCAAGCATGAGCGTGTAAGATTGGGAGATTCTAGACAATTTGGACATCTACTTTCTCCACTGTCTTATGTATTCCACTATTCTCTCCACATCTGTGGATAACTCTGAGCCCTGATTAACTAAGTAAATCTGCTCAATGTCAAGGGCTAAAGCTTCAAGCCATTGCCTGCTAAAGTCGCTCATGGCTTAAATTGTGGTAGCTCTGCAACGCCTATGACACCACAACCATGACATTCGGCTACTACTAACTCAGCAGGCATACGATCCTGAAAGTCGCGCACAATGCTGTGCTCGCGCTCTTCTTTACAGATTCGACAAAGAAGCTTCAGCATAAGATGATTTCTTAAATGTCTCGATAGGGCGCAGGTGTATTTGACCAACCCACCAGCTTGCATCACGGCTTGATTTATAGCGGTCGGATTTAGCAATGCTTATTGGAATCCAGCCTTGAATTGTGTAGCTGGGGCATGAGCCAGTGACCAGAATTGCTATGTCTGACGATCTATCGCGTGGCACTACGATTAGCGATCCTTCGGCATATCGTGTCCATTTGACCTCGATATTGGCACCAACATCGGCTTTAGCCTTAAATCGCTCATCACCTAAATCGCCATAATCGAGCCCCAGATATTCGCCCACTACCATCTCAGCAGCTATTGATTCCATCTGCAATTGGCAGAACTCAAAGAAGTTGCCCTTCATACGCTTCCAATCCCCGGGATTGTCTTCTTTGCGATTATATTCTTCGGCAAATTGTGGGAAGTAGCGTTGCGCTCTAATCTGTCCTACTTGACTGGCTTTCATTTGCTGTTCAGCATTTAGTTTATATCTCATTGCTCTAGCTCCTTAGGTGAAATCATCGTAATGTCTAGGCGCTGTGCTGATATTGCTTCCAGCACCTTGATGCGACCTTCAGGCTGGAATCGTGTGCTGATATAGCTTGCCTTCTCAACTATTGTTATGAAGTCAAGAATCTCGCCTGTGCTCGGGTGCATTGCGACATCTTCAATCACCACTGTGTCTAGCAATAGCTTCTTATAGCTATCACGAACACTCTGCACGATTTCTGTCGGCTTGTTTTGTGCAACCCATTTTGTGAAAGCTGCATCATCATTAATCTGTGCAACGCGCTTTGGCTGAATAAGCGACACTTTGGCAATGTCTGCGCCTTCTAAATTAGCCTTAGCCGAATCAGCGCCCACAGCTTCAAGCGCAGCAGCAAATTCATCTCTAAGTCGTTCTTTGGCATCTTTGGCGCTATCAGCAATCACAGTGATAGCAGCTAGTTCAAGTGCAAGATCGCGCAGGTTTCTCATCGCCCACGCTCCTGCAAATAATCTTGATAATCGGCTGGCGTGAGCCATTGACCATCAACTTCTTTCAGCCATATCGGTGGGCATTGATCTTGGCGCGACTTTGATGGGCAGGTGTAGCCCTGATAAGCCTTGCCCGTTTTGTCCGATATGCCTGATTTCATAATCATATGACCATGCTTGCAGACAGGCGATTGCCTTACGACTTCAGCGCCTAGCGTTGCTTGCAGACTCTCTATTGCCTCAGCCATAGATGGCACTGGATTACGCATTGCCTCAGTCGCAGACTTGGCATTCATCTGCTCTAACTCATAGGCCGTCAATAGGCTGTGCGCTGCATTCTGACGGCCTTTGTGGTCGTCTTCAATCCTTTGCACCTTCTCCATGTCTTGCCTCGTAGGTCGAGCATCTGAAGGCGTTAGAGCGCCTATTACGCGACCGTATGCCGATGTCACACAATTCTCGACCCACCAGTTCGCATTGATCTTAGATGAATCGCGCACTTCATAGGCATAGTCGATAGCTGCTGGCTTCTCATCTTCATAATTGCGATAAGCCAAAGCTTTAACCAAGATATAACCTGCCTTGATGTCAATGTCCTCGATGTAGCATTCCAAGCGACCAGATGGGAACTCAGCTCTAAAGCGCTTTATTCTGGCATTTACATCTTCGTAATTCTCTAGATTCCAAGCCATTATTCATCACCTACTTGAGCAGCTTGACGATTCTTGCCGCGATAATAGCCTCGGGCATAACCTTCGCCCCAGCCATCGCCGTGACCCTTACTAAATCCAATCATGAACGCCAAGCCCATAAGAGCTAAACAGGTCAAGATTGTGCTGATATTCATGTCCAATTCGTGCATTGTGTTGCTCCTGATCCAGCCACACATTCGGTGTCTGTGGTATCAGTGTGATACACAGCCCTGACAGATTCAAGCCTTATGTTCAGGGGTCGGCGTGTCGGCTGGCTTTGGCTTGGACTTTAAGCCATTGCCTGCAAGAACACCGCCAAGAGCGCCAGTCAAGAAGATTGCCATTGTTTTAAGTAGGTCAATAAATGCTGCATCGTTAGGCGCTTGCGATCCGATTGGCTGTGTGACAAATATAAGCGCGTAGGTGATTCCAATGCTAATAACTACAAAGACGGCTGAAAGAGCCACGCCAATAATTAAAATTAGTCGAGCGTGTATGTCCTCAGGATTTAAGCGCCTTTGATATCTAGGGGCTTGGCGTGTCAGCGATGTCGCCAACCAAGTCGGCAGTGCATGTTCCTGTGACTTTGCAGGCTGGCGGCTGGCACTCGGCTTTGCTCCAGTTGTCGAACTCTTGGCA